GAACCGAAAGTAGTGGATAAATGCATGGATTGTTACGAAGATATTTTAGAAGGTGAGTCTTATTATGACATCAAGGGTCACATAATTTGTGAAGAATGTATTGAGGAATATAAAAAGGAGGCTGAAATAAGTGATTAAAATAAATGAAAATAAAGATTTATCGAAACAAGTTTTAGAAATTAACATTGATAGTCCAATATTTAACTGTTTAAGGCAAGATCTAAATGAAGAAATTCAAAGATGTATAAGCCAAGTGTATGATGAAAAATTTAGTGCTGGAGAAATTTCAATAAAATTAACTATTGAATTACTAAATTCTTATCAAAATATCCCAAGAGAAGACGAATATGGGGAAACTATGCAAGACACCTTCTTATATAGAAAGCCCAATTTTGAACATAAAATAACTACTACTTTGAAAAAAAGATACAAGCAAGAAGGTAGCTTTACAGATGAAAGAGAAGTAATTTTTGAAGATGGTGAGTATAAAGCTATACCTCTTAAAGATCCTCAAGTTAGTATTGAGGACTTGGATTAATGGCAGCAGAAAAAATATTTGAAACTGAAATTAAAAAATTTCTATCAAAACAACCTAATACTTGGTACTTCAAGTATTGGGCTGGGCCTTATTCCAAAGCTGGAATACCTGACATAATAGCTTGTGTAAATGGTGTATTTGTAGCAATTGAAGTTAAAGCAGAGACTGGTAAACCTAGTGAGTTACAGAAACACACCATAGAGCTTATAGAGAAAGCAAATGGTATTGGAATAATATTATACCCTAAAGATTTTGACGTCTTTAAAAGAGTTATAAAGGCCATTTTAAATAATGACTTAGTTAAAGTAGAAGGAGGTATTAAGTATCAAATAGGAGTCCCATTTTAAGGAGGTGATGAAAATTCAATTTAGTTACAGTAGAGTAGATAGTTTTAAACAATGTAAATATAAATGGAAATTACACTATATAGATGAGTTAGAGACAGTTTCTAATCAAGACAGTACAAATGCCCTATATCTAGGAAATGCTCTACATAAGGGTATAGAAACGAACGTGGGACAGGCCATAAAAGAATATATGGATCATTACTATTTAATAACAGATTTAATTGTAAATGAAACTATAAAATTAGAAATCCTAATACCAAAAGTTAAAAAAATATTAAAAGATATTAATATCTACAAGCAAGAATACGAGATTAATACACCTAGATTTAAAGGGTTTGTGGATTTAATAACTAAAAATGATGATGGTACAGTTGATGTTTTTGACTTTAAGTATAGCAACAATGTAGAGAATTATATGACATCTGGTCAACTTCACATTTATAAATATTTCTTAGAGCAGCAAGGATTTAAAGTTAGAAAATTAGGGTTTATATTTATTCCTAAAACTTTTATTAGACAAAAAAATACTGAGGATCTATATCAATTTAGAAAAAGACTAATCAAAGAAGTAGAAGAATCCCAAGTACAAATTAAAGAAATAAATTATAACCCAAACAAAGTTATAGAATTCTTTAATAATATTATAGACATCAAAGATGAAACAGAGTTTACTAAAAATCCAACTAAATTATGTGGTTGGTGCCAATATCAAATTTATTGTGAAAAAGGAGAAGATTATATGAATTTACCAGTTAATCAAAGAAGAGAAAAGAAAATAGATACTAATCCAGATATGTGGTTGTATGCCGACAGCTACGTAGGTAAAAGTACTTTTATAGACAAGTTTGATGATTTACTATTTCTTAATACTGATGGCAACACTGACAATACAACATCCCCAGTATTAAAAATAGCAGATGAAATTACTTTTGAAGGTAGACTTAAAAAAACAAAATTCGCCTGGGATGTATTTTTAGACACAATAGCAGAACTTGAGAAAAAAGATAACAGTTTTAAAAGAATTTGTATTGACTTAGTTGAGGATCTTTACGAGCATTGCAGACTATACACTTATGACAAATTACAAATATCACACGAACAGGATGCTGGATTCGGTAAAGGTTGGGATATGGTTAGAACTGAGTATTTAAGCTCAATAAAAAGACTTAAAAATTTAGGATACCAAATAATTTATATATCTAAAGAAGTTAGTACTGAAATTAGTCTTAAAAATGGTAGTAAATTAACTACAATAAAACCAAATATAAATGACAAAATAGCAAATGTATTAGCAGGAACCGTTGATATAACTGTAAGAGCGTATATGGATGGTGAAAATAGATTTCTACAATTAGAGAAAAAAGAAAATGTGTTTGGGGGTGGAAGATTTAATTTTAAAGAAAAGAAAATAAAACTAGATAAAGATGAGTTTATAAAAGCACTAGAAGAAGCTCAAGAAGGTATTAAAACTTACAGTAAAGTAGAAGTTAAAACTGATGCTGAAGTAATACCAGAAGTTGTGAAACCTATAGAAGAGGTTAAGACTAATATTAATGAAGAAGTTAAACCAGTAGAGTCTAAACCTGAGGTTAGAACCACTAGACGAAGAAAGGTTGAATAATATGATTGAAAAATTAACAGTTATAAATTTCTTATTAAATGAAATTCAGGAAGAAATTGAACTGACTGAAAAATTTAAGGCAGAACAGAAACGAGCTAAAAAAGAAGCAAAAGACATAGACCAGAATTACTGGCATTGTTTGAAATGGAAAGGTAGAACTCCAAGCAAGTCCAGAATAACAGAAGATTGTAAGAAGATAAGACAACTTTTGTTAGAAATAAATAAAAAAATTGAAAGTGAGGAAAAATAATATGGAAATATGGGAAAAATTTGATAAAGCAGTAGACACAAAGGCACTAGCAAAAGATGTTGAGGTAGCAGCTGAAGGTTCTAATGAATTTAAGGAAATTCCATTAGGAACTTATGAAGTAGCAGTAACAAAAATTGAAATAAAAGAAAGTAAAAAAGGTAGTCCAATGCTTAGTGTTTGGATGAAAATAATTAATGGTGAGTATAATGGTTCAATAATATTTTACAACCAAGTGCTATCAACAGGATTTGGAATACACAATGCTAATAACTTCTTAAAATCATTAGATAGTGGTGTAGAAATAGAATTTAAATCCTTTGCTCAGTATCATAATGTGTTACTAGATGTATTTGAAGCTATAGATGGAAATTTAGAATATGGTATCAAATACGGTAAGAATGATAAAGGTTATAACACATATGAGATAACAGAAGTATTTGAATCTTAAAGGTGAGGGGACGAAAGTTCCCTTCCTATTATATATAAAAAGGAGAAAACAATGTTATTTTATGATTTTGAAGTTTTTAGATATAACTGGATGGTAGTAATAGCAGATAGTGAAAAACATAACTTTTTTCTTATATTTGATGATGTTGATAAGTTAAAAGCATTTTATGAAAAACATAAAAATGATATTTGGGTTGGATATAACAGTAGAAACTACGACCAATATATTTTAAAAGGATTGCTTTTAGATTTAGATCCATACGAGATTAATTCACATATAATACAAGCCAATCAACCTGGATGGAGTTACTCAAATGACTTCAATAGAATACAACTTTATAATTTTGATGTGATGTCAGATGTAACTAAAGGACTAAAACAATTAGAGGGTTATATGGGTAATAATATTAAAGAGTCTAATGTTCCCTTTTGGATAGATAGATGTCTCAAAGATGATGAAATAATAGAAACCTCAATATATTGTAAAAATGATGTAGAACAGTTAATAGAAGTGTTTTTACAAAGAATAGAGGAGTTTAATTCTCATATGTCTTTAATAAAAGCTTTTAACTTAAATATAAAATATATAAATAAAACCAAACCCCAATTATCTGCAATAATATTAGGCGCCAGTAAGAAAAAGCATAATGATGAGTTCGAAATTAGTATTCCAAATACATTAAAACTTGATAAATATAAATATGTAGAAGATTGGTATAAAAATAGAATAAACCTAGATTATAACAAATCACTAACAACTGAAATAGCAGGTGTGCCTCACATTTTAGCATGGGGTGGTATACATGGAGCAAGAGAAAAATATCATGGCGAGGGTATATATATAAATTGTGATGTTGCAAGTCTATATCCAAGCTTGATGATTGAGTATGGATATAATAGTAGAAATATATCAGACCCAGCTAAGTACAAAGAAATAAGAGACACTAGATTAATACTTAAAAAAGCTAAAGATCCAATGAACAATGCTTACAAGTTAGTTTTAAATTCCACCTATGGAGCAATGAAAGATAAGTTTAACAATTTGTATGATCCTTTGATGGCTAATAATGTATGTGTTGCAGGTCAACTTCTACTATTAGATTTAATAGAGAAAATAGAAGATCATTGTGAGCTTATCCAGAGCAATACAGATGGATTATTTCTAAAAGTGAATAGTATATCTGATATAGAGAAAATAAAAACTATAGCAGCTGAATGGGAGCAAAGGACTAGATTAAATTTAGAATGGGATACCTTCTCTAAAATATATCAGAAAGATGTAAATAATTATATTGTAATACATGAAGATGGCTCTTATAAAAGCACTGGAGCTTATCTTAAAAAATTAAATAATCTAGATAATGATTTATCTATAGTAAATAAAGCTTTAATAAATTATTTTATAAAAAAAATACCAGTAGAAACTACTATAAATAACTGCAATGAACTTAAACAATTTCAGATGATTGCTAAAACAACAAGTAAATATTTATATGCAATGTATGGTGATGAAAAACTAGAATCTAAAACATTAAGAGTATTTGCATCAAAGGATCCTAATGATAAAGGTGTATTTAAAGTTAAAGCACTAGGAGCTAAACCTGAGAAAATATCAAATACACCAATGAGATGCTATATAGAAAATGGAGATATAAACGGAAAGAGATTATCACGAAAACTAGACAAGCAATGGTATATCGATTTAGCTAAACAAAGGATAGAAGATTTTGGTGTGAGTGGTCAAATTAAAATGGAGGGATAGAAAATTATGAAAAATAAGAAAGGGGTAAAACATAACTAAATCCTAGTAGACTAGGTTACTACATGCACGAGGTGTTGTAGAGAAAAATTGTACACATGGTATTCCGTACAAGCAAGATTTTCCACTAACGAGG